ATCGACTTGATATTCATCTAAAGATTTAAACTTATCACCTATTTTTAGGCTAGAATCTTGCGGGCTGTTAATATCAATAGACTTACCAACAATCCTTAATCTTTCATCTATATTCATAATTGGATTTATGACGGGATAACTGTTACCTACATCAAAACTATCAATATCTAAACCTATTAACGACAAATCGACCGCTGTTAACTCGTATTGGTATAAGACAACCTTTTGATTATCAATCCAGTTTTGTGCAGTTGATAGTAATCTGCTTGGTAAAGTGATGTCGTCCCAGGTTTTATGACCACCAATTATTCCAAACTCATCAATTAAATCTTGTCTATCGATATAAGGTACACCTTTATTTACTGACTCAATCGTTAGCCTAGCCTGGGATGCATCTGTAGCATCTTCATCTTCCGATTCAATTCGTTCACCAAGCGGTGTTAAGCGAGTAATAATTTCAGTTGGATCAACATTTTGGCTGATAGTTTTTAAGTTTTTAGCTACACGTATTTCTGTTTGTTTATCCGCGCCCACACGTTCAAGTACGTCTAAATAACGTTTTCCATTTTCTTTTCTTACCCTTAATTCTCCACCGACTCGGTCTAGTATTTTATCTTCAATCTCTTCAAATGTTGTTTTTTCGGCGGATAAATACACATATAAGTTATCCGTACTTGTGGTTACCTCGAATTGACCAGGATAAAACTTTTTATAGTCCTCAACCTGGTCATTATGATAATCGAGTAGTGCAATAAACAAATCCTTTGGACGACCACGATATTCTAAATGTCTTTGCTGGCTATCGTGTAAATACCCTAATTCTCCTTCGCAAGTGTATGAGTAAGTGTGCAGTCCTTCTTCGTCCATACGACCATTAGGGTTTAAAACCCGTCCTTCGAATTCGTATTTGTTACTTTTAGTATTTAACACTTTTATTAAAGTTTTAAATGGCTTTAATTGACCGTGAGCGGGATTGTTTAAATAAAATGACATTTCAAAGCTGTCAATTTTATTGATTTCTTTATTTATGACACCTGATTCTAATTTTTGCCCATTAATATGTGGACTATGGATGACTGTCTCTACACCATCATTAAAAATGCTGACCTTATACATTAGATCAGCTCCTTATAAAACATAAATTTGATTGTACCGTTACCTTTAATCGTTAGCTTATTGTCACCAGGAGACAAAACAAAGTCGTCACTCTTACTTTTTCCAGTTGGCACATTATAAGTGACTCCATCTTTAATAATATCCATTGGTGCGCTCGCTTCAATCTCGGGTGTTACACTTGGTGTACCAACGTTATATAAAACGATTTCTAATGTACCATTAACTTCAAAGTCTGTAATTTGCGCAACATCCAATTCAAAATTAAATGGATCCCACAAATCGTTACCTTCTTCTAATTCTGCAATCATAAATGGATATGCTGTAAAAACAACGGTAAGCGTTCCATGATTCCACAATTCATCAAAGTTCAGTCCACCTTCAACTTCGGCTAAATAGTAGTAACCTGGCATCACATCATCATATAGCTTTTGTTTCCCATTGCTGTTCATCAACCAATTGGATAATTTAGTTTCAATGACATTGATTCTCTCGGTCGTATTAACGACATTCTTATCAAGCACATTCAGTGTGTAGGTTAATTGTCTAGGTGTATATGTTTGTTCGCCATATACCATACTAAAATCGTACTCGACATTAGTAAAGGGGACTTTTACTTTTATTTTTTCCTTTTCGGGATAACCAATATCACGCTCAATGCCTAATGTAATTCCCATATCGTGATATGAGTGTTTTCCGTTAAACTTAATACCGTACATCAAGCAAGCCCCCTTTCAATTCTTCTAATACGATTTCCACCTTCAGCGCTCGTATAATCGCCAATGATTTTGGCAAATGTCTTTCCATCAACTTGTAAATAAATCGGACGTTCGTTGTCATTCTTGTTTTTCGCTTTGCTTGGAGAGTATTCTAGAGCCTTATTAACTGGAGCATCAAACGTTAGCAAATCTTTCATTGCTTTTTCTACTATATTTTCTCCTTTTAATATTCCTCCTGCAATAGTTGGCCCCCATTTAACATCCATAATATCGACTAATGGTCCTGTTTTTGGCGGTGAAAATGGCAAAAAGTCACGTACTTTTTGAGCAACATTGCTGATTGCACCAGTTACAGCACCAATTGCACCCTTAATTCCATCAGCGATTGACTGCACAATACGCCTACCAGCATCACGAAATCGACCTAAAAAATTAGTTACAGCATTAAAAGCAGTACTCATTCCGTTTCTCACGGCGCCGCTAACCCGAGACATCGCCCCAGAAACAATGCCACGTAAACCATTAAATATATTACTTATTACATTACGTATTCTGTTAACAACACTGGTTATTGTGTTTCTTATACCGTTCCAAACAGATGTAACAACTGTTCTTATAGCATTTAAAACAGTTGAGATTGTCGTTCTTATAGCATTAAAAACAGTAGTAATTACTGTTCTGACTATATTGATTACTGTTGTTACAACGGTCCTAATTGCATTAAAAACAGTCATAAATATTGTCTTGTACACATTTAAAACAGTCGTGATATACGCTCTAATACCATTAAAAATCACTGATATTACCGATTTAATCACACTGACCACAGTGGTAACAACGGTAGATATCGCATCCCAAACAGTTGTAAATATATTCTTAATATTTTCCCAGAGAGTTGAGAAAAATTCTTTAACTGACTCCCATGCTTCAAGTAAATTTTCTTTTGCATTGGCCCAACCTTCTTTAAGATTTTCCCATATTAAAATTCCAGCATCTTTAATGATTTCCCATAGGTTGATAAAAAACTCTTTTATGGGTTCCCAGTAAATATAAATTAAAGCTACTGCTCCGATTATTGCCGCCACCACAAGTCCAATCGGTGATGCAATGGCTCCAATAACAACACCTAACGCTTTAAAAACAGGCATCAATGCCATTACTGTGGTTATAATCTTAGTAACAATTAATATGATTGGGCCCATAGCTAAAATTATGCCGGTAACAATACCAATAAACTTTTTAGCTCCATCGCTTAATCCGCTCCACCAATCGATAACATTTTTAATCACTTCAACAATTTTTTGAAAAGTTTCCCTCAACTTTTCACCAGTTTCTTGCGCCCACTCTTTTAAACCGTCAGAGTTACGTAAGAAATCAAGAAATTCAGCCATTCCCTCTTTTCCGTCCTCAAACAATCCTTCAAGCAGCGCCTCGCCAATAATTCCAATGTTGGCCAGTACGTTGTCTTTAAGTCCGCTCCATGTGCTTGCATAGGCTTCAGACATTCCGCCTGCAAAACCTTCCATAACGTTTAAAAAATCATCAGCTGATACTTTACCTTCGGAAACCATCTTGCGCATTTCTTCCGGAGCTACACCGAGGTGTTTAGCAAGTGCTTGGGAAAAACCTGGCATACGGTGTTCAATCATATCTAATTCGGTGCCCATAAGCCTTCCGGTTCCTTGGATACGGTTAAAAATTTGGGCCATGTCACCCATTGGAGCATTTGCGCCAGTTGCAGCATCACCAACTAAACGGATATAACGCTCTAGGTCAGCACCTTCTTTGACACCCGCCGCCAAAGCTCCTGCGGCAACATTAGCACCGTCAGCCATAGTGTGAGTGGTACCAGTAACTGCATTTTTAGTGTTTTGCATCACAACTTCTAGCTGTTTTCCTTCTACGCCCAAACCTTTTAACTTTGCCTGGGCATTATCCATACCTACTAATCGTTTAAAACCTAATGCACTCACTAAACCACCAACAGCAGTTGCTGCACCCATAGCGGGCAAGGTGATTGCTTTAGTCATTTTACCGCCAATGCTACTCATTGACTTGGTTATGGATGACATTAGATTTTTTCCTGATTTTTCTCCAACATTATTAAGTTCTTTGCCTAGTACATTTTCTACTTGTTTTTTTATCCCTTCGGCAGATGGCATAATCTGCACGTATGCTTGTCCTAGTGTTGTCACTTACTCACCCCCTAGCAACTTTTTGCGTGCTTTTTCAAAATCCTTGCCAGTTTCATAAGAAACAATTTCCTCATCTTTTTCTTCTTTTTTGCCTAGTAGTAAGCTAGTTATCGACTTTGGCCTATTTACACCTTTGTGGCCATCTTCTGTTTGGTACCAAATAAGTGTATTTAGACTGTCCGATATACTAGCTAACAGTAACCTATCAAATGGCACTGTTTGACCGCTAAATTTCATTTTTATTCGCGATTCTTCTTTAAGTCCATATGCAAAAACAGCTACCCTAGTAGGAGGTAGCTGTTTGTAGTCGTATATTTGATATGTTTCTGCTAGGTCGCATATTAAAGCGTCCTCG